CTCCAAGAAGTCATATGTAATCTGATAAATAAAAATAAAGAGACTCCAGCAATCATATGTAATCTGATAAATAAAAATAAAGAGACTCCAGCAATCATATGTAATCTGATAAATAAAAATAAAGAGACTCCAGCAATCATATGTAATCTGATAAATAAAAATAAAGAGACTCCAGCAATCATATACAATCTGATAAATAAAAATAAAGAGACTCCAGCAATCATATGTAATCTGATAAATAAAAATAAAGAGACTCCAGCAATCATATGTAATCTGTACCTTTGAGAAATAAATCTGATGTGTCTGTGAGAATACATTGTTTTTGCAAAAAATTAGTGACATTAGTAAAAAATCACCATACACAAAGCAATTTCCAACAATAGACATTAAAAATTTAGTTTATTTTAAACATAGAAAATCTTTATATACAATGTAAATAAGAATGAAAAACATAAAGAAATTTTCCCTATATACAACAGCGAAATCACCGTAGACTTAAACGATATTCAAGCATTACCAAGGAAATGTTTATAAATAAACATTTCCTTTCTTTATCTACTTAAAATTTTAAATGTAAAAACATAAAGAAATTTTCCCTATATACAACAGCGAAATCACCGTAGACTTAAACGATATTCAAGCATTACCAAGGAAATGTTTATTTATAAACATTTCCTTTCTCTATCTACTTAAAATTTTAAATATAAAAACATAAAGAAATTTTCCCTCTACAATGATATTAAAATTTGCCTATTTTATATCATTTATAATATGAACATCTACATAATATAATAATTTGTTACAATGGTCAACATTTTCATTAACATACACTTTGCAAAAATTGACTTCAACTTCTACATTAATTTCAAATATAATTGACTCAACTTCTTGGGAAGGATATAGGAATTAATTGCAATGCTGCAAAATTAATTGACTTAAATTAAGGAGGTATTAACAAGGGTATGAAGTTCAATAACGTAATAGGAAATCCACCATACAACAGAGGTATGGATTTAGGCTTTGCAAACATAGGATATAATCTTAGTACAGACAATGTGGTACTTATAGTACCAGGCAAGTGGAACATGGTCTCTGATGACTGGAGCACAGCCAGCATAAATGTAGACTATAGAAAATTTAGAGAGAAGCTTGTGCCACATATGTATATAGTAATATATTATCCATGCAGCAAAGAGGTATTTCCAATTTACTTATCTGGTGGAATAACAATCTATGCAATAGACCATGATACACATGTTAAATGTAAAGTCATAAATAAATCAACCAAGCAACCATTATTAAATTCCACATCATTTAGGAGTTTATTGAATAGGAGTTCTTTGTGGAACATAGGCAGTCAAGTAATAAATCATTTAGGAGAATATAAATCATTTAAATTTGATTATGATACAGATAAAAATTACAAGGTAGTATATACAGATTCATATCCTGCTGGTGGCAGTTCACTTTGTTTAGATATAGGATACCTTGTAATTCCTTATTGCAGATTACTTGATACCAATGAGTATAGACAATCTACATTAAAAACTTCTATAGTAGCTTATAGTTCCGATAACAAAGATGAATGTAAATATTTTATATCTTATTTAGAGTGTAAATTAATCAAGCTGTTAATTATGGTCAACTTGCATTCCCGTCTAAGAGTCATTAGAAATGATAATTTCCGGTTTGTTCCGGAACCAATGGTTTTAGATGGTCAAGGGAATAAAGTGCCAGGCAGTTTTGATCATTATTATACAGATTCAGAACTTTATAAAACATGGAACATCCCACAAGAATACATAGATATAATAGATGCCATTGTTAGGCATAGAGATCCATTATATAATGATTAATACAAGTAATAAAAGATCAACTTAAAATGATCATGTAAATTATATTTATTTACATAGTACTTTCTTAGCCATACAATGATAGCAAAATTATAATCATATGTATTTATAGTAACCAGCCAGAAATTATACATGTAAAACAAAACAAGTAAATTTATTTATTTAATTTAATAAAAAAATTGATAAATAGGTTTGGCACTTAAGAAATGTTTAGTACAAAGGAAATAGGGGTAAAGATGGCAACGGGGGTTGTCATAACAGTAAAAAAATATAGAGTACCAAGAGGAGGAAAATTAACATGAGAGTCACAAAATCAGAGCTAAGAAACAAGCAGGCAGCACAGGTTATGCCAGTGGAGGGCAGTCAGTACCATGCAGAGATCACCATAGCAGACATAGTTACAGAAGATAGTAACATTAGCAAGATGCCAGTTTACTATGGTAAAGCTAGAGTAGACTATCAAGTAAAAGATAGATACGAGCAGAGAACCAAAAATGAAACAAAGGAAGATGTGAGGAGGCAGCTGTTGTTTCAGCTACCAAACATCCAAGTAACCAATGATTGGGCATTTCTTGATACCGATATAGACCATCATAGTTTTGGATACTTGGCAAGGAGAGATGGATTAGTACTTACTGCAAGGATAAGGGGTCATAAGGATGCTCCAAATGCTCCGGGAATTTGCTTGGCAGCCATAAGGGGTTTTGATGATACAGTTTATGAATGTTTCCGACCAGGCAGATGTAACAATACTTCCCAATACCGCTGGGTTGGTAATAACTGGACTAACATTGGATCTCTGGCAGAGCATTGGATAGTTGCATATGCTTGGGGTCTTCAGTATGATCTACACTGGGAAACATACGAGACACGTGGCATTGAATTATGCCATAGAAATGCAGTCAAGATCTACAAGGATAATATAGAACAATCCAAGATTGAATGTAATAATAGTATTGATAATATATATTGGGACTTTGCGGCATTTAATGGTGTATGTAGAGACTTAGAGGCTAAGATCAGAAATAGGTTTGCTTTACGTGAGGAACGTGTAAACATCCCAATGGATAGAGAAACATTTTATGTTTATGTTGGCATACTTGAGAGTATTAATACATGGGAGCTTCACCAAGAACGTGAGTTGCCATCCGCACTCAAACTTTATTTAAATATGCATCAAGAGATACCTGAAATAATAAAGATTATGCTTGAGAAACTTCCTTGGATGCCAAAAAATATACTAGCCGGAAAGAAAATAATTAGATAATTACCTCCTTCAAATAAAAGAGTCATAGGATAAAAATTCCTATGACTCTTTTTTTAATTTTCATAAAAAACTCTTGACAAAGGTGGTAATATAATATATAATAAATATATAAGGATGGTGGGGTATAAATGAGTCGAAGAATTAAGGGAAACACGGGAACGATATATAGGGTCTGTAGGTTGTGCAAGGGTTTGTCAGAGAAGGAAGTTGCAGAGCAGTTAGATGTCCCCTTCATCACATACCACAAAGTAGAGACAGGTGAAAATATCCCCCGACTTCCTTTGATGTTAAAGATTGCCAGGATATTAGATATTGATGAACTTGAGCGGGCAGCTGCCATTTGTTTATATGCAAAGGAAAAAGATTTCGAGCTTGATGAATTTGATATATGATATAAAAATATTTAAAATATAAATAAGCCTGAAATCTATCTATACATTTATAATTAAAAGAATGTTACATTATATCTAAAGGAGGGTTTAACATGTTAGAAAAATCTGATCAGACTAGCAAGTTTGGGAGAAAAATGTATGTGGCTAAACATCATGATGAAATATATACAGAGAATGAGATGTATACATACAATAAGAACTATGGTGTAGACAAGTTTATTATTCAAACAATATTTATACCTTGGCATTATATTCCTGACCTGAGAGACTTTGAGGATGAAGTTGAGGAAATAAGGGACAAGAGTACTACAGTGGCAGAAATAATGTATGAATGGATGGACTTTTTAAAAACATATGATCTTGCATATGCTCAGGTACAAGTTAACTCCTTAAACTGTGATACATCTTGCCAAATGATTTGGTGCAATGAAAAAATTGAAGGAATGATATAAATGAGAGAGACATCTAGATATTTAAACATGTTTGAATATTATTATAATTTAGGAAGTGATCGGACATTTGCAAAAGTGTCTGATCACTTTGATGTTTCTCGCCAGACAGTTGCTCGAATAAGTAGGGAGCTTAAATGGGCGGAGCGTGTTAGGCAGAGAGACTTTGAGGTTTACAAGGAACTTCGAGAGGAAAACAATGATGAAATTAAGAGTACATTAAATTCCTATAGGAAGGTAATAAAGGCGTCAGTTGCAGATTACATTGCACGCCTTAAAGATGGAAAAATCAAGGTTGATAATGTTAGAGACTTTGTAAAACTAGTAGAACTTGAACTTAAGATCTGTGGCTTTCAGGAGCAGCTTGATAGTGAGAAAGCTGAGTCATTAGAAGTTGATAAAACCATCACTTTTGTGTTTAAAGGAAGCAATCAGGATGATAGTGAATCTGAGTAATATAATTCTCCCTACATTTGAAGAGGTACTAGAAGACATAGTTGAATGTAGGGTTGGGCGAATGATATTAAAGGGAGGAAGATGTTCATGTAAATCCCAGACAGCCAGTGAAGCCATAATAATAGGGTGCATGTCATATCATCAATCCGCTGTTGCATTAGTAAAATATGGAAACAAAATCAAGGATAGACTTGTAGACACTTTTACCAGTAGTATACATTATTTAGGAGTGGAGAAATGGTGGAAATTGCGTAAATCACCATACGAGTATGTGTTACTAGATAATTATGGTAAAGAGACAAATGTTAGTATCAAGTTTACAGGGTGTGATGATCCAGAGAACTTAAAATCCTTTCGACCACGCTCTGGTTCCTTTAGATACGTTTGGCTGGAGGAGTTGACCAACTTTTATAGCATTAAAGAAGTCAACAACATCTGCCAGACAATGGGTCGAGGTACAGAGGTATGTATAATAATGTCCTATAATCCCCCAGAATCTACATCCAATTGGGTTAACAAAGAATATGAATTTCCATGCGGCATAGTTTTTGGGCATACCAGTAACAGCTACACCACCAAAATAAAAATTAAGGTAACAATAGATAATAAAGAGCAGACATATGAGGTTTTGCAGAAGGTACATCACAGTACATACCTAGACGTAATAGATGCTGGGCATGCAGATTGGCTTGGTGTACAGTGGCTTGCAGATGCAGAACATGCCAAATCCAGTAATTATACATATTACCAGCATGCATACTTAGGAGCAGTAATAGGAACACAGAGTAATGTATTTAATAACGTGTATGGATGGATACCAACGGATGAATTTAATAATAGGTTGTTAAATCGTGGACTCGACGTATCCAATGGTGGTCCTGATCCGTGGGCTTGGGGGACATGGTTCTACGATAAACCAAACAATGATGCCTATTGTTTAGCAGAGTTTCATCTAGCAGGTACATCCACGATTAAAACGGTTGCAGATAATATTAAGAAAGTTAACATTAGTAATAGTCCTTATTATATAGATTGTGCTGTTCCTACATTTGCATCTCAGTTGCAGACAGCAGGTACCAGGGCTGTACCAGTAAAAAAAGGAAAGTACAATAGTGTGGAGGGTGGAGTCTTTTGGTTGAGGAGTTTAAACCATATATATATACCTAAAATGATCTGTCCATACACTTATAAGGAGTTTAAGGAATATGAATATAAGATAAATAAATATGATGAAATTACCACGGAGCTTGTGGATAAAGACAATCATCATATAGACGCTTGTAGATATGCAATGAGCAACCAGATAATAGACGCTGGATATGCTCGCCAGTAAAGGGGAAATAGAAATGAACATAAGTAAAATCGTTAAAATCATAAACGATATAGGTATTAAAACATACTCCTTTGATTATAGTATTTATAGTCAATACATTGACTTGTGGTTTAGTTGGTACAAGGGGTATGATCCAGCATTTCATGTTCAGAAGGAATATTATGGTTTTAGTAAACCACGTGTAAATAAAAAGGCTACATTAAACATGGGGTCACAGGTATGTAAGGATCATGCAAGTCTTACATGTAACGAGAACATCTCCATTAGTGTTGCTGGCAATAAAGAAAAAGATTTCCTCCTTGGTTTTGACGAGATGAATGGTTTACTTGGTCAAAACGACTTTTGGAGTCAACTTGCATCATTTTATGAAATCACTTGTGCTTTAGGTACCGGATCCTATGAAATAGTGGTGGATAATCTGCTAGACTTTGGTACCAAGATTGTGGCAGATGATAATAGTAGGATACGTCTTGTACACCACAACGCTACAGAAATTATTCCCCTAAGCTGGGATAATAATAAGAATATCATTGACGTTGCTTTTGTTGACCAATATAAAATAAAGAATGAATCATTTATTGACTTAAGAATACATAATCTTGAGGATAGTGGGTATGTAATATATAATAAGAGGCTTAAGGTTTTTGGTGATAATTACACCATAGAAAAAGATAATGATACACTTGATAAATTTGAAACACATTCCTCCATTCCTTGGTTCTACATTTTGAAGCTCCCCATAGTAAATAATTATGACATTAACTCCCCAATGGGAATGTCCGTTTACGGGAACGCAATCGATGTACTAAAGAATGTAGACGATGCATTTAATGCTTTGAGCATTGAATATAAAACCAGTGCCAAAAAGGTTTTCTATAATAAATCATTACTAAACACAAACGACAAGGGTGAGCCAATAGATCCTGATACCGCCAACCAGACAGCTTTTTATTATGTAGGCGACACCAACAATCCAATGCTGAGCCAGGATACCCCGATAAAGGAACACGATCCAAACATTAGAGTAGATGAGTTGACAAAGGGTTTGGAAAGTGCTTTGGGTTACTTGTCAGCATTGTGTGGATTAGGAAATTCCTATTATAAATTCACCTCCGGCTCTGTTGTAAAGACTGCTACAGAGGTAGTGAGCGAGAACTCCTCCATGTATAGAAACATTAGAAAAAATGAGTTGGCTGTGGAAAAAATGTTGCTTGGTTTATTTAGAGGCATTTTAAATATAAGTAACTTGCTCTACGGAACTTCTTTTGACATAGATACCCACATTTCTGTAATGTTTGATACAAGTATAATAGAGGATAAGAGCAGTATAAGAGAGAGAGACTTGAAGGAGGTAGAACTTGGCATTATGACCATAGATGAGTACAGAGAGAAATGGTATAATGTAAATCGCAGAGATACATCAAACAAAACAAAGGTAGACATGGAATAAAAGTATTTAAAATATAAATTAAAATTCCTTGACAAGAAGCTTGTCTTGTAATATAATAAAATTAACAAGGGATATATAATTAATATTAGACACCTATATTTTGGGATTCATCAGTAGTATTAAAGTTAATACATTTAGAAAAGATAAATGATCCCTGAATATAGGTGTTTATTATATATTTAATTTGTCGCGTATACAGACATTTAAACAGTATACATTCATTTGTCAGAGAAGACATTTAAAACTCATGAATCATAGAAAGGTAGAATATGACATTAGAGGAATTATTGAAGGACAAACCAGATGTATTAAATGAAGTCAAGCAGGCTATTGAGGGGCAGGATGTAAAATTTGTTGACATTAAAGAAGGTGGATACGTTGATAAAAACAAGTACACCGATCTGGAGACAAGATACAATGCTTTAAAAAATAAGCCTAATCCATTGGAAGGTACCATAGAAACGATGAAAGCTGACCATGATAAGGCTATTAAAACAGAGAGAAGCAAGTTGTCAACAGTTGCAAAGAAATTGGCAATTGATTCGGCTCTTAATAATCTGGGGATAGAAGATGAATTGACACTTGCAGGAATAAGGAGTCTTATAAAACCAGACAAGATTAAGCTTGATGAACATTATAATATTTCAGAGGGTTTACAGGATCAAATCGATCAGATCAAGGAGCAGTATAAAGATAGCTTTGTGAAACCATCAGTAGTCTCTACCGGTCGTAGTTTACCTATCAGTGGCAAGGTTGAGCCAAAGAAAAAATATACATCAGCAGAGATAGATAGTATGTCTCTTGACGAGATGATTAAAAACATTGATGCCGTTAATGCATCATTAGGAGAAAAATAAAGGAGAGATAATAAATGGCAGTTACAAGTTTTAAGCCAACAGTATGGGCAGCCAATATAATCAGCGGTTTACAGAAAAAGGCTGTCTCCTTTGCAGGTGTAAACCACGACTTCCAGGGCGAGGTCATGAATGGAGGTTCTGTTAAGATCAACAGAATCACCAGTGTTACATTAAAGGATTATGATGGAAAACCGATTACCTATGATGATCTTGATACAACAGATGAGACACTCAACATTGACCACTGCAAGTATTTTGCTTTTGGTCTTGATGATGTTGATGCGGCTCAGGTTAAGGATAGTGGGCAGCTAATGGTCAAGGCTACTGCATCTGCAGCAGACGAGGTAGCATCTGATACAGATGCAGCCAACTTTAAATGTATGAGTGACGAGGCTGGTGTTACATTAGGAAGTGATTCGGCAATTGCTGTTACCGATGCAGCATCTGCAAAACAGCTGATCCTTAAAATGAAGAACAAAGCAGATAAGGCTAATGTTCCAGCAGAGAATAGAGTGATGTTTGCCAGTCCAGAGTTTGAGAACATCCTCCTCAGCGATACCACCATAAACTTGGCTGCTCCAACAGCAGATGATACACTTCGTGCTGGATACGTCGGAAAAATTTATGGTATTGAGCTGTATAGTACCAATAATATGCCTAAGAGTGATGATAATGATGTCATTATTCTTACCCATCCAGCATTTACTACCGAAGCATACCAGATTGACAGTCTCGAAGCATTTAGAAGTGAGTCCAGCTTTAAAGATTTAGTAAGAGGTTTAAATCTTTCTGGTCGTAAGGTAACTATGCCGGAGGGCGTAATTAAAGCGGTGGTGACATACCAGGGGGAATAATTTCCCCCTTCCCTGATGAAGGGGGTACTAATCAAGAAGAGGATGAAAACACTAATCTTTCCAAGTTAGTATTGAATATTTATTCATTAGGAACAGATGAAGATACATCCAATGAAATGTATGGTATTATAGTAGATGCCTTTAATAAAGATGGAGAGACAGCTACTTTCTCCAATGAATCAGATTACTTGGCTATTGAGTATAATGGTTTAGTTAATAATAAACACACTATACATCCAATAATTAGTAACAAACTAGTAAACACCACAGGTGTTACTTACTCCAAAGAAATTCAAGCTTGTGAAGCAATTTTAGAGACAGGTCCATTAACATCTGATGACATTATAGTTACAGAGGATGATGATGAATACCCGAACAAGTTAGTAATCAGTCCAGTAGTTCGGCTTTGGATAGGAGGCCAGGCACGTCAATATACTCCTGACATAGAAATCAACTTCATGCAAGTAGAGGCACAGGATACACGTGATAATCAGTATGCAAACATAGAGATAAGCGGATCCACATTTGTATTAACTTCTGAGGTACATAATCCTGAATGGACATACACGTTCATTAAAGGAAATCATGAAGGTGATACAGTTAAGAGAGTAATCAGCGTAGAGAGTGCCATTAGTGACGTAAGCCAATTTGAGGATTCTTGGGGTTCAATCAAGTTAATTAAGGTAATTACATTAGATTATAAAGGTGTTGCATATGACACACCAGTGAAGAGCTTGACATACAATGGTATGGAGCAGCTTGAAACAACTACCAACTCTACAACAGATTCAGGTGACATTGAAGAACCAGAAACAGATTCAGGCACCAAGAAAGAAACAGAGTAATAATAAATAATAGGAAGTCCTGTTTATTACAGGACTTCCATTAAAGGAGAGTAACATGGCACAGAAATATAATGAAACATTAACCGAATTAAGAGACAATGTAGAATCTATGCGATCTGTGCTGAACGAGGTCGGTTTAGACGGGTATGATAACATGAGTACCTGGCCAGACCAGATGCGAGAGAGAGTAAAAACAACAGATACACTTGAAGCAGAAATAGATACTTTAAATAATAAAATTGAAAATAACAACGAGCAGTTTGATAATATATATGATGCAATAGTAGAGAAGGGTCAATCTCCTGATAAAGAAGATATAGACACTTATGCTGTAGCCATTAGGAATATAGAAACAGGTGAAATATCATTAAAAATCCCTAACTTGGCATACTTCTTTTATAATAATTATAGAGATCTTGACACCTATTGGGTGTTAGTTACATCTGAGGTTTACTCGATGGAAAAAATGTTAAAGTATGTTACAGTAGATCCTGGTAAGGAATACACTCTAGATATAAGTGGCTTAAATGGAGAGAGTGCCAGACAGATATTTCAAGGTTTTAGGCCAAATTCTACAGGTTCTGTTACAATAAAATTAAAAGTAACAGACAATGTAACTTCCATTAAGAAGCTGTTTACCTATGATGATACCAATGAAGGAACATGGGGTGCATCAGGCAGAAATATAGAATTTAAATTTACGGATGAATCAGATGTTTCAAACTTGGTTGACTTGGAGTCAGCATTCATGGGACATACATTTGGAACAATTGACTTGAGTAAATTAGAAGGTGTGCCTATTACATCTCTAGTTAAACTCTTTAGATATAGTGCTGCAGATAGTTTAATCATTCCATTAAACACAGAAAACATAGAAGACTTCCAATATGCATTTAGTTACTTAAATTATAATATATCAAAGTCACTTGACATAGACTTGAGTACATGGATATTTAAAGAAGGAGTAACTTTACTTTCAACTTTTCTTAATTGTAGAGCCAATTCAATCTCCTTTAAAGAAGGTACAATCTTTAAAGGATGTAATATGCGTTCCACTTTTAATGGTTGTACTAAATTAACAAATCTAAAGGTAAACATCCAAGATGATGAAGATACAGTGGCAGAAAGCTACATGTACACTTTCTCTGGATGCAGCAATCTTGTGGAAATAGATAGTGATGCAGATTTTACACTTAACTCTACAACGATGGAGTATATGTTTAACAATTGCAGTGTATTGACAACTTTGCCTGCTATTAATATATACACTAGTAATACTAAAACAACGCTTAGTAAGATGTTTTACCAATGTTTTAAATTAAAGGAAGTCAACATAAATATAATTAACAGTGGTCAGATAGCTGTTGACAGTATGTTTTATAGGTGTGGAGAACTAGAGAACATTAAAGGAAATTTAGATCTTTCTGGTGCCATTAATACAAACTTATTTTCCAATTGTACAAATCTAAAAACCATAGAGACAAGTGGTGGTTTATATACAAAGATTACTACCAGTTCTGTCACTTTAGATCTTAGTGCCTCATCAGTATTTGATATAGAACACTTTTTAAACCAGTTAGCATCCAATGATACAGGTTTGACACGTATAATTAAGCTTTCCGCTACAGTATATAATGGCTTGACAGATGAGGTTAAGGAACTTGCTACTTCCAAGAACTATACATTGTCAAAATAAGGAGGTTGCCATATGATAAAAAAGGTTTCTGACAAATTCATAGAATTAATGCCTGAAGATAATAAATTATTGATGGATAGTGAAAAACAAGAAGTCTTTGAAAAAATTATCTGTAAGCCAGGAGATGAAGATAATTTCATAGAGATAAAAAAAGATGAAGCATTGGCTTTAAAAGATGAGTATACATCTAAATTAAAATCTTCCCAAAATCTGGAATATAGTATAGACAGTTAGGAGGATAATATGCAATGATTGAAATAGGTATTAACAGTTATTTTACACTTGATGAAGCAAATAAAATAATTAAAACATTAATCAGCACAGATCCAGCAGTAGAAATCTGGAACAACTTGTCAGATGATGATAAGGAATGTTTAATATTAAATGTAACGGAGGAATATGATAACACAGAGTGTTACTATAGAGGTCATAAGGTTGATAGTAACCAGACATTACAATTTCCCCGTTATATAAACGGAAATATAATTGAATGTCCTAGTAAAATAAAGAAGGGCTTATTGTTACAAGGTCTACGAGCATTAAAATTAGATAACACGGAAGAAGCTCAGATGCGTGAACAAGGAATAGTGTCATTTAGTGATGGTTCTGGTGCAAAGGTGGAGTTTAGTGATTCATTTATTGATAAACAATCTGGCACTGGAATATATAATGATATTTGGAATAAATATTTCAGAGAATATTCGGAGTTAGGAAGAATCATTGCATTTTAGGAGTGATACAATGATAACCAGTTATTGGAATTTAGTAAATTATGAAGAATACAATGGAATAGGAGTAACGGGACAGCCACAGTATAAAGAAACGAAGCAACTAAAGGCATTAAGATTAAGAGGTACCACTTCTATAAATTATGCTGATGACGGTGATTCCACTTCTGCATCATATGTATATAAAACAATTGACCATATAGTTCCAAGGTCTCGTATTAACGGAAGAGAGGTAATAGACTGTGTTAAGGTGGAGGGCTTTGGTAGGAACTGTGGATACATGAGTTACGTGAAATAGGGTGATATAATTGGCATTTTACATAGATGTGTTAGACACTAGTACACATGATTTCTACTATAACGTTGAAAAGGTTGTACAAGAGGGTTTAAACGAGGTCATTAAGAGGGTATTAAAGATTGATGATCTTGACTTAAAAAACGATAGATATGACAGAGGTCGGTTTGTTTCCATCAATCCTAACACAAAAGACATTAGTTTTGATTATGCAGACCAACTTGCTGGTATAACAGCAGCAGTAAATAGTAAGTTTGCAGAAGAAATCTTGGAGCGAGCAAAGTATTATTGTCCAAAGGACACTGGGAAACTAGCAGACAGTGGCAAGATACAGTATAATCCAGATGGTACTTGCAGAATCTACTTTGATGCATACTATGCTTGGTATGTACATGAACTTGCTTGGAAGATGCATAAATTTCCTACATGTGATCATTTCCTTACACGTGCCATTTACGAGGTGGAAAAGTTGCATGGTATAGGATGGGCATAGGAGGTTAGTAATGGATACAACTACATCATTATTTGAGCATGTAAAAAATAGATTGCCAACAGGTTTTGGCTTCGGAGATGATGATAAGATAATAGATAGTAACTTGGTTCCTAATCACCAGACATCCCAACAGAGTATACGGGAGGATCACGAGGGTGATGTAGGCATTTTTGAAATGAACTCCTCTACATACGACTTTAGTAAATTTATGCATGGAATGATTACCGAGGTACAGGTTGCAGTAGTAACAAAGCAAGGAAATATAGAAGAAGCAAGAAAATATTTATTGAGTTTACTTAAAAATTTACAGAGTGATATTAAGTCAAGTAGCATTTACATTTATAATTGTGACTTGGTAAACTTGATACCACTTGGTAAAAATAGTGTAGGCTTCCAAATGGTTTCTATGGTACTATCCATTAAATATATAAACATTTAATTAAAGGAGAGATTACAATGGCAAACGTTGACATCACAAAGATTGTCCAGCCAGGACAAGACAAGGTGAAGATATATCATAAGATAGTAGAATCTCAGCCAACAGATACAGTAACTTTTGCAGATGGTGACTTAGTAACATATCTGTCCGACTTAGGGGATATGGGTGCAGAGAAAGATACACAGGAGATCGACTTGTATCATTTAGCCAACACAGCTAAGATTACCACAGGTAGTACATTAACAGATCTTGAGTTTACAGAGGCTCTTACAAAAGATGCACTTGATGCCATGCGAAAGGCATATAAGGATGGTTCCTTCATGGTTACCGGCATGTTTGACACAAACGGAGATCTTCTGTACGGTTGCTTTGGTCAGATTAGTGCTTGGGGTATGACATTACCAAACGGTGATACGGCTACCTTAACTTACACTCTGGCTCTAAGTGATGATGAAATAAAATGTGAGCAGCCATCCGCAGCATAGTAAAAAATAAGATAGGAAGGAGGAGGTAACATGATGTTACCTCCTCTCTGGAGGAAAAACATAATGGGAAGAAGCAACTTGACAACCAGATTCCATGCTGGAGTCATTGGTAAGTTTGAGAAACAGTTTATTAAAAATTACAAGGAAGAAAACGGTGAGTCATTTAAAGGAAATGTTCTTTCCTATATTACTTTAGGAGTTATACAGAGGAAACGAATTCCTGACATAAATGATTGCCTTCTACTTATAAAATTAGGAAATGGAAAAGATTGTACAGATGAATATGCAGAGGAAAAGTTGTCTGCATGGTTAGAGAATGAAGACAATAGAGATCGAGGATTAACAGGTGCATTTTGTGACTTGTGCAAGGATATGTGTTTGGACTTACCAATTAACAAGCCATTCAGAGATCAAGTAAATGGACTAGAAGAGTTAATAAATGGAACACAGGAAACAATGAGTAAACTTTCAGATATGATAATGAATCTAAAAAACATCGTCGATAAAAACAAAGAAAATCTTGCTGTAGATAATAAAGATACACAAGAATAATAAGAAGCTGGTGTATATTTTATTATACACCAGCTTTTATTTTAGGGGTGCATCATGAGTATAATAAATGAGTTTAAAATTTATGATCTGCTTAATTACGAAGCAGTGAATAATATAAATATACTTGAAGCTTTGCAGTGTGGCAATATTTTTGTTGTAATAGACTTAATAGAGATAGGTAGACAATGTTCTCCAGAAGAAGCTGAGGAAACTTTTGAGGAGCTTATAAAACATAAAGATCTGTCCGAGATATTTAGTGAGATTGCAATAGATATAATAGGAAAACAAGCCAGTGAGGATGAGGAATGTGTGAGCGGAGACACAGATCCAACAGATCTAAGCATGACCAGCATCTTGTACGACTTCTATAATCAGATGAAATCTGTGGGAGATCCAATTACATTTACAGAATTTAACAACATGTCAACTAAGTTCATGTACAAGTATGCTGAGGGTATACAACAGAGATATATTTATGATAAAAATAAGAAATTTAGAGAGGACTACGAGAGTACCGCGATGATGCTTCAAGGTTTAGCTGGTAAATTAAAGGAATGTCCTCAACTTGATCCAGATGGAACACTTCATAAAGAGTCCATACAAGATAAAATCAAAAAATTAAAAAGTAAAGGAATGGGTTAAATGGCAAACACGGTAGAGGGAAATGTTAAGGTCAACGTGGATATGGACTTTAGACAGAATGTAATGAAGCAGTTTAGTGAAGTCAACAGTCTAGTCCTATCAGCCATGAATGATACATTAAAGGTAACAGATGATCAGATAAATTTAATTTTTGATAAAATAGTTGATCTTATGAAACTTGCAGATAGTAGTGATCCGTCTGTTACAATAGACCAATTAAATAATGGTATAGGCATTTTGCAGGAAAAACTTGCAGAAATAATAGAGAATAGAGACTTCAATTCAATATATAGTGGCATTGAAAATATTCAGAATGAAATTGATAATTTGGATGCTGCTACGTACGAGGATATTATAGAGACGACCAGAGAATGGTATGCTGAGCTCCTTAAAATTAGGTTTGAGCTTTTAAATATAGGTACTCTACCAGAGGAGACTATTAATACATTAGAGGCAAAGATCCAGACTTTGGCTGGAGACATTGGTAAAATAATGGCTGCGGCAGATTTTTCCAAAACATCTTTGGAGTCAGATGGTTTTGACTCTGGAATAGAAGCATCTCTAAAGGAAATTAGTGATTTTATCATTAATGGATTAAATAATCCTTTAAATGTTACAGATGACCAGTTAGCATCTGTAAATAGACAAATGACATCTCTTAGATACATTGTTGCTACTAGTGGTCCGTCAGAGTTTACAGATCAATTGATTAAGAGTCTTGACATACTAGATAGTAATATTAAGCAGTTAGTTAGTAATAGGGACTTTGCAAGTATATATAATGAAATTGAGCGCATTGGAAACAGCATTGAAACTTTTAGTACCACCAATTTTGAGAAAGTAACAGAGGAAACACAGAATTGGTACAATGAACTAGATGAAGTACTTGCAAGATTAAAGGGAATGAAAGGTTTATCTGGCAGTACACTTTCCTATATACATGATGAGCTAGCCAGACTTACATCAGAAGTAGATAACATTAAAGAAGCCAGTGATGCAAGAGAAAAAAACGCTGATGCAGCCAGAAAGGAATCAGAAGCAAACAAGGAATCTACCTCCATTATAGACAAGTACATTGATAAATTAAAGGAGTTACAAGGATTAACAGGTAAATCTGGTAAACTTGACTTTGCTGTTGTTAAAGAAGCATTTAAAAATTTACTCGGTGGAGAGACATCAGAAAAAACATTAAATGATATGAGCAATCAGTTTAATGTACCAGTAGACAGTATAAAAGAACAGATAAAATCTGTCCAAGATGCATTGTCAGAGTTCTTAAAAACAGGTTCACTTTCTGAGACTACAGTTACAAGTATTACTGCTGCATTAGGTCCGCTTGGTGCAGCAATCCTGATTGTTTATGCAGCATTTAAGGCTTTAAATGTAATAATAAAATTAGTAAATGAAGCCATTAAATTATTAGATAAAGGATTAAAATTATGTATAGAAACATGTAAAAAGGTTATAGATACATTCGGTGATGGATTGAAGGAAAGTTTTGACTTTACAATAGACATACTGGATGAGTTCAAGGATATAGTTGAGGATGTAATAGACAAGGTCAAAGAGCTGTCGGAAGCAGGGGAACAGGTTGAGGATGCTTACTACCAGATGTCTGCATTGATAGGATCAGATGCTACAGACTCCTTATCCGACTTTGCAGATGAACTTGAGAGGATACAAGGTATTAGTAGTACAAATCTTATGTCAACTCTAAACGACATTACTGCAGCAACTGCAGCAATGGGGCTTGGTGGAGAAGACTTAGTTTCCGCTTCAGAAGCACTTACATTAGTAGGTCAAAACTTAAGTATTTTTGCTGGAAGCTTTGAGCAGGCAAGTGCTGACTTAGGAAACGCAATCAGCAAAGGATATATAGGTCGAGCATCTTCCTTGTATAAGGTCTTTACCAAGAATGAACTTACAGAGTTCAAATCATTAAACAGTGAACTTGAGCGTTATAATTATATTTTGGCAAGATCTAGTCGTATATCCGACATGTATAATAATTACCTTGAAACAAGTTCTGGAAAGATTGAAATCCTTCGCCAGCGATATACACAGTTGATGAACAATGTTGGCTTGATTGCAATGAAGATATATGCTGCTGTTGCTCCTATACTTACCAATATATTAAATGTCGTAAATGGTATAGTAGAAGGCATAATGAAATTGTTTAATATAGAGCCAGAGTCTGTAAATTTAAACTCGGTTGCAGATAATATTTCAGAATCTCTTAAGAATGTAGGAGATTCGGCTGCGGATGCCTCAAAGAAAACAGCTAGTTTTGATGATGTTATACAATTAGATTCCGATGATACAACCAGTTCCCTTGATAAACTTGATTATAATAGTGTACAATCAGTTCTTGACAGTATATTAAATGGAGAGGAAAAAGCAAAATCTGAATGGGACTTATTAATAGAGCAGATACAGAAGGACTTGGCAAAGAAAAATTTCTTTGCTGCTGGCAGAGATCTTGTTGACTTCATAAATAATAAATTGGCAAGTATTAAATGGGACGAGGTTAAGCAGAAGGCAACAGAGGCTGGAAGAGCCATAGCAGAGTTCATAAATGGTGTTACATCCAACAAGGATCTTGCTGGTAATGCTGGAATGACACTTGCAGAATTAACAAACACCATATTTACCTTCCTTGACAATATTGCAAAAACTCTTGACTTTAGACAACTAGGAGAGTGGCTTGGAGCTGCTTGGAAAAACTTCTGGAATACTCTAGACGCCAGTCAGATCGGATCTACATTGTATGATTGGTTTATTGGAATATTTGACTTAGTGTCCGGCTGGCTTTCTGAGGGTGGCTTTGTTCCTCTGGCATCCAAGTTAGCAGAGATCATTAATAATTTCTTTGGAAACATATCTGAAGATGATATAGGAAATATTGCAGATACAATAATAGGAGTACTTGACAATGTATTTGAAGCCATAGATACATTCCTTTCCACTTTAGACTCTAAGAATATAAAGGAAAAAATCCTTGACATAGTTTCCAAACTAGTGAATGGGTTTAAAACTAATGCAAGAGACTGGGGTGAGACACTTGGATCACTAGTTAAAGGAGTTCTTGACTTATTAATTTCCATAATAGGCACAGCTGATAAAAGTGGGCTTTCATCTGCTATAGAGGAATTTCTGGATGGACTTGATCTTTCAGGTATATTAATAAGAGTTTTAGGATTAAAACTCATGATCTGGTGGAACGTCTTTAGGGCAAAACTTTCTGGCATGTGGGATATATTGTCTGGTTTAATTGAGAAAGGATTGTCTACATCATTAAGTGGTGCTTGGACTATAATTAGTAATTGGATAACAAAGAAATTAGATTGGATAAAGGAAAAAATTTCTGGTTTAAACTTATCCGGAACAATAGGTACATTATTAAATAATATAATAAACACTCTATCAAATGGATGGAATGGAATACAAACATGGATAGACACTAAATTAAATTGGATAAAAGAAAAAATCTCCAAGTTTGACTTGTCAGAAGCCATTAGTACAGTAATAAATAATGTACTAGATGCATTAAAGAAAGGCTTGAGCAATATAACAGAGTGGCTCGGCAATGTTATACCATCTGGTTTGACTTCTCTGTTTTCAACAAAGAACACTGCAGAAACATCTGTGAGCGTTCCAAAACTTGCCAATGGGCAGATTGCTACTAGGGCTACCATTGTAAAAATAGATGATGATGCAAGGATTCCATTAGATAGTAACACACAGTGGATGGATAGACTTGCAAATAAGCTGGCAAGCAAGATAAAAGAATCTCAGACACAGGTAAAAAATAATGTTACAATAGATATGAGTAAATGTACAAAATCTGTTTATACAAGATCCGAAATGTTAGCCATGGGACAACAGTATGCTCAGGCTCTGAAACTTGCTGGTTTAAATGTGTCAGTTGTAAAATAGTATATACAAAAGGAGGTGTGTTTTGACACACCTCCATTAAGGGGTGAATAATATGAGTTTTTTTAATGACTTTACAGTAATTACGGATAAAATTCAAATCAACGGTGAGTCTATGCCATTAACATCGGAGCCAGTAACAATAGAGTTCAACAATATTTCCGATGGTGGTCGACTTGCAGATGTAGTAGATTACGAGGGGGACTTAAAGGGTGTTAAGGTAAATATAAAACTTAAATACACTATCTTAAATAAAGAACATTATGATAAGGTGTTTAGTGCTACACAAGGGGCATATTTGAATGATAAGGGATTCTTCATGGAAATTAAGGTACCTACCTATACTCCTCTTGGCATCCAGACATACAAAGGTTACTTTATGTCCAGCCATACTCCTGGATGTACTAGAACAACAGAGGATAAATATTATGCCACGGGGGATAGCAGGTATGACTATGGTGGATCATTGTATGATGAATTGCATGAAGATGTGGAGTTTAGTTTTGTACAACAGTAATTAAAGGTGGGTGCTTAAATGTTAGATAAGGTACAGAGAGTAAAAACTGAAATAATCTTTACTTTTAAAGATGGTCAGACATATGAACTTCCTCTAAGGAAATATAATAAAGATGATATTAGTACATACGGAACAGGTATTAGTCTTGATGAAAAATTGTACGAGCCAGACTCCACAAACTTCATCGGTAATATTTCTGCAAATACATTAACCATTGATGTTACTAGCAGAGACAAACTCTTTGTGTCAAGTAATAAAAAAAGCAAGTACTATGGGTTAATGAATGATTCAGCTGTTGTTGAGATATATTGTACATCTGTTGAGGATAGTAACAGAGTTTATATGGGAAGGTATTTTGTTAATGCTTGGGAGAATGGTACAAGTAGCAGTGATATATATAGCGTTACAATCACTTGTATTAACTTGTTTGGAAAAATTAAAAACATCTCTTTGACAGAACTCTCCATTAAACGTAACATGACATTTAAAGAGTATTTAGTAGCAGTTGTCAAAAAACTTAACTCTCAAGTTTCTTCTAATATGCAGATAAATTATAGAGATAGTGACTTAGAAATATTCAAATCAAACAAAGAGTTTTCGGATGTTTACTTTAATAATATAGATAGAAGCACCATAGAAACCATATTCAACACTATCTCCCAGTCAAGCATATCTTACCTTTGGATAGATAGACAAGGATATTTAAAGGGAGATTGCTTGCTTGATGATAAGAATGAGCAGCCAGTAACAAGCTTGTCAGGTTTAGTAAATCTGGAATCTTATGAAATCCAGGATCTAGACATTACAAACTATTCTGGCATAAAATCGACATATATAAAGAGTGTTTCATACAATGATTCTGAGGTTCTAAGCTTGAGTAATCTTCAGCTTAACAAGGGTATTAACACAATTTCGGCTACTCTTTATAACACCAAAGTTATTAATATACAGAGAATCTCGATAGAGATAGAGGAAGGAACAGGAATATGCTATACTTATAATTATTATAAAGACTCAATAAAGATGGAAATTTACAGTTCTGTATATACCACCAATGCTACCATAAATGTTTACGGAACAGTAATGGATGAAGCAACAGACACCCTAGAATTATATAAGGATACAAGTAACAAAGGAAACTTGCTTGAGCTTGAGAACACAATCTTAAAGGGTAAATATATAGACACTTTTACAGAAGGAATGTTGCAGTTAATTTCTCTAGATAACAATATAGTAATTGCTACCGGATACATAAATCCGGCTGTAAACGTGGGGGACATGGTTAGTGTTTATGGGAGAAGCTTGGAGGTAGATGGTGTTTACAAGGTAATTTCCCTTTCCTTTACATTAGGATCTAGTTACCGATGTACTGCTAAACTTATAAGAACGGTAGAGATCATTCCTAGTGTAGATAGTCTGTGTTATGATGATAATATAGCAGTAATAAATATGATTAACGGTGTAAATATTAGTAACTATACCTTTGAGATATTAACAGACAAGAACGAAGAGATTGTACAGGATAAATTAGGGTCTGAGCTATCATCTTTAGAGAGTTACTTATAGGAGGTAAGGAAATGTCATCTAATAATTCAGAATATGTGTTTAATAATAAATCATTGATTGATAAGAGTACATCTTGGCAAGTTTCTACAGGAAACATAGACTTTGGTGATATAATTGTAATGGAGGCAGGTTCCTCTTGTAAGGTTACATTAAATATAAATAAGCAACTCCAAGCATTAAAGGTTGCAATCAGTGTTACAAACACGGATGGGTCAGAGTTAACAGATAGCAGTCATAGGTTTGGAATGTGTTTGTCTGTTAAATATACAGAGGATAACACTTCAAAATTATTAAATGAGATAGTATTTCCCAAGTTTGACTATGAAGAATTGATAGTAGACAAAATATTAAGTAATAGTAACATAGTAGACTTAGGAAACAAACAAGTAAAAACCATAGAGGTTACCATGTTTAATAAGTATGAATTTACAGTTATAATTAACTCTGCTTCCTTAT